GGAGCTGCAGCAATGAGTGTGACAGCGGAGAGGGCGGAAATTTTTTTAATCATTTTAATAGGTTAAGGGTAGTTTAAAAGAAGCCAGGGATTAGCTGACCAGTAGTGGCGTAANCACCGATGGCTGCAATGACACCAAGCATTGCAAGACGCCCATTCAGACGCTCGGCTTTCTCATTATGGGGGATGGAGTTTTCGTCGATGTACATAGTAGGTTCTTTAGCGAACAGGTTAAGCCGTCCGCCATCTTCAGTAGTGGTGGTCATTACATTTGAACTTCAGAACGACTCAGCTTAGCGAAAACATCTTCTCGATAAGCAGGGTCAGTATCATAACGAGGGTCAGACATAGCCTGAACAACCTCAGCTTGAGAACGGAACACATCTACTGTTTCACGAGCAGTGCGTCCGCTATACATATTACCTTCGTAACCATTAGTTTGCTGATAGGCTGCTTGTAGCCCCAGCACGGCCAGTTGAATGGCTGCTGGGTCTCCTTGGCTTACCAGCTGGTCGAAGGCTGCTGTAGCGGCTTCTGGCATAGACTCAGAAGCCCACTCCATAATGCTTTCATAGGATTCCTTACCACCCACAGTGTTCTGGATGGTATTGACATCTGCATCAGAGATGTCTTGTACCTCAGGCTGACCTTGAGGCATACGCATCAGCTCATTCACAATGTCACGAGAGGACATTGAATCAAACTGACTGAGCATTTCCTCAGGCACCTCTCCTTTATCAAGGAATGCCTGGGCTGCCTGTTGCATCAGGCTTTGGAACCCTTCATCTTCAGTTTCTTGCGCATCGCCATCATCTCCTTGGGAGACATCTTCTTCGACGGCTTCTTCTTGCTGGGCTTTTTGCCCGAGCTTGCTTTGTAACTCAAGGTAGGCTTTCTCCAGTTGTTCAGCGTTTTCAAATTTACCAGCAAGCATTTCCTGCTGCTGTTGTGCTACTGCTTCCCCAATAGCAAGGGATTCCTGTTCTTCAGGAGTAAGCTCCAGGGTCTCGTCCATTGTGTATTACTTTTAATCCACCAAGGCCAACCTTTGTAACATAGTTAGGTGAACGGCCAAGGGTGGGTGTACCGATCTTTTCTTTAGGAGCATATTTCTTTTCCTGCTCCTGTTCCTTCACAGCTTCATGAGCTTGGGCATATTTCTCTGGATTACCAGCAACACCCATACCTCCTTCAGCTTTCTTAGGATAGGTCTTCTTACGAGGGGACCGGGGCTTCCTCGCCGCCGGCTTCTTCTCCTCCGAGGGATTGTTCATTGGCTTTAACCTCAGCGTTAGCAAACTGACCCGCTTGTTTGGTCAGCTCCATCTGTTGTGCCTGTTGCATCTGTTGATCCATCTCACCCTGTACATTCTCTTCAGACTTAACAAGGTTGAGTGTCTCGATGCCTTGAGCAGCAGCCAGACGGGTAATATATTCAGAAGCATCAATGTATTTCATCAAAGCTTCTGGACCCATTGTTTGTGCAATGGTAGTGATGAACGTAGTAAGTGACTCTCTGTCACTACCACGCCCAAGAGCATTAACACCAGCCACAATCTGTGGTCTCACCAAGTCCTTAGGAATCTTGGGAATCTCTCTACGACGTTGCAGTACCATCAGTACCCTATCAAGATAAGGAACAAGGAACTCAACAGTCAGCAGTGAGAAGATACCACCGAGTTGCTGCTCAAGCTCAAGCTGTGTAAGCCTGACCTCTTCAGCTGTCGTACGCTCTGACTGCCTGACATTAAGTTGCAGGAAGCCATCACCAATACGACGCTCTAGTGTTTGTGCCATCTGTGCAGCAGTAGCAAAGTCAGCTGACTTACCTACCTGTACAACCTGCACATCCTCAGGTCTACCCTGAACGATGGCACCGTTGCCTGCCTGTGCTAGTGTCTGTGGTTTAGTAGTTGAACTAGGTGACACTAGGAAGACTACTTTAGCAGCAACAGCGCTGCCTTCAACTAAGGCTTGTGACAGAGATTCAAGTGCTCGGAGGTCTCCGATGTACTCTTCTACCCTACCACGACCATAGTCTTCACCATCAACCGTATTGAACCTGAGTACCAACCAGGGACTAGTCTTCTTAGGAGCTGAGCCATTGGTACCAGGGATCATCTTACCATAGCATTCTTGATGCCAGACCCAACCGGTTTTCTTTTCATTCATTCGGACATAGGTGTAAACCTCTACATCCTCATCAACACCACCACCTTTCATTCCATCATCACCAACAGCATTAGGGTTGGGTTCAGGAACAGGGATGAGGTGTTTGTTCACCACTTCTTTGGTGAGTATTTCAATAACGTTACCGTTACCATCTCGTTCAACGACATACCGATTGAGAGGGTAGTGTTTGATACCTTCCTCACCCATAAAGAGCAAGGCATTGCCACCAACAATCAAATGTTTCATGGCTTGGTGTATCATCACCCTATCAGAAGATGCATTAACGTAATCCATTACCATCCTCTCCATCTTGGAGAACGATAGGTCTAGTTCACTACGGATTTCAGGTGGGATTTCAGTCCCAATCTTATCATCCCTTACCTGCATCTTAAAGAAGGTAGTCTGGGGTGGTAGCAATGCAAGCATAAGCTTAGCAGCAAGTGTTGTCACTGCTTTACTACCAACTGATTGCCAAGGAGTAAACAAAGTCTTATGGACTTCATGCCTCCTGTCGTCATGACGGATGAGATACGGCAGCGTCAGCCGTGAGCATTCTACTGCAACATCCAGGAACTCTTCCCGATAGCTACGTAGTTTCTCATAGCGTTGGCGTGCGGTCATCTTCATCATCAGAAACTAATGCCTCCACCTGCTCCGCCTGTTACTGCTCCAGTGTTAAGACCAGTAGTCAGTGCTTTCTTACCTTTACGAGCTGTTGCCCTACGACGCCGTGCTCTACTAGTAGAACTCAAGCGGCTACGATTAGCTCCTTCAATCTCAAGAGGTGCTTGAAGTGATTGCACCTGTGGCGGTGTCGGAGGATCAGGCAGCTGTTGTTGAGGTGTTTGTCCTGTAAAGAATGCTGATGCTTGGTTGATGTCACCAACATTAATGCCAAGCCGTGCAGCGTTCCTCAGGAATCGGTTAAATTTCTTACCCATTGTTATCTAGTTTTTGTTTAAGCCATTCAACGACGGAACGCTGACCAGCTCTGTACATAATTGTATTCATGTGGTCACTAGGACCAACAGAGAGGGGTGGGAACAACTCATCCATCTCATTGAGAGTAGCTTGTGCTGAGAGACCTAACGTCTCAAGCATATTGAGGGAGGTTGACATTACTGTGCTCAAAGAATGCAGGCATTCGGGCTGATTTCGTGACAGAAAGTTGAGGGGCTTTTCCCTCATACATTAAGCGATCACTGGAGTCTGCCCAAAATTTTTTCGTTAAAAACTTATCGGGTCCATTCTCTTTTAGAGGCTCAAGCATCCATTGCATCGTTGCTTTACGCAATTTATCAAGGGAAGATGAGTGTGAAAGACCCAATTCACGGCATACTAACGAATTGGTAGCTACGTGAATCTGTTCATCTCGGCTAATATCAGCTGAGACAGTCCTCAGTCCAGCGTCACCAAGGAATCGAAAGAGCGGGAGGACAACAAAGAAGATGCTTCTCTCAGCCACCATTGCTTTGCAAACGGTGTGGTCTGGGTGATCAATCCAAGCTTGNTGGAGACGGANCGCCTCTGCTTCAGCTTTTTCATCTGTGCCATGCGAGCTCGCTGCGTATCCCAGAGCGAGATCGTGATTTCGTTCGTCATCAACGTTCATCTCCAATAAAGTACGGGCTGCAGTGGGAACGCCTTTTTCAAGACCTTCCAAGATAAAATCACCAACGGGCAGTTCCATATGGCGAAGTGCAAGGGCACGGCGGACAACGTCTTCCGCACCCTCTACAAGTGGACCTGCTTCCATAGCAACAGGTGTCCACTTACGCTTTCGTTCAATTAATTTCTGATAAGGGTTCATTCTTGGCAATCACATTGTGGTTCAGGTTGTTCCAACAAATGCGATAGGTAATCGTCTACTTCGGATTCACTCAACGCAGCATAAGCGTCTGATTTGTCCTGTACGTCACCCATCACTTGTAAGGAGTAATAAAGTGAAGTCTGGGGCGATCTCAGCCACTCTGCGATGAAATCCTCGTCGTATGTAACCATGTCTGACCATGAGTTAAACGAGTATCCATGAAGAAGTCCAGTCTTATCTAGCATCGTCATGATGCCATCGGCGACACGCTTATATGCGTACCAGCCTACTTCGGAGGCGATTTCAACGTCTCCGTATTCATATGTTTGTACGCCAAAGGTACCGGAATCTCGGTCAACCGTTCGAGAAATTGGGGGCGCAATCTCGGGGGTAGCTGTAAAGCCATCCAAATCGGAGGACCTATAACTACAGGAAGCAGTAGGAGCGATAGCAAATGCACGAACCATGTTGTGTGACTTAGCGATTCGCTCAGCTCGTTCAACTCCTTCCTTAATTTTCCTAGCAATTTCATCAGCGGGTGAATACTCAGTAATGTCAGCGTTTACTCGGTCAATAGCAGAACCAAAAGCATCATAGGTTACACCATATCGGTGTAGTAGGTTTGCTAATCCAAGCATACCTAAGCCAACCTGTCTGTCTACTTCTGGCGGCAAATATTCGCCCGACTCTCCGACACCTGTTGTAGAATGGAGTCCACACAGTTCTGACATACCGTCAGCGAAAGCTTTTGGAATTCCGTCGACATCACAGGCAGAGAGATTGATGTGCTGTAAGAGACATGTTCCGCGAGATGGCAGGTACACTTCAAGACAAACGTTTCCTCGGATTCGTTTTCCATCATTGTCATACTTTACTTTGTTAAGCCAAACGTCACCGGACTTAATCGCATGGAGTAGTTCCTCTTTAAAAGAGCACGCCTCCCACCAATCATCGGTGACATTGACGCATCGTTTAACCCAGGGGAGCTCGCTACGTGGCGTCTGTATAAACTCAAGACAATCAGGATGGTCCATGTCAAGATGCAGTACCACAGCACCATTCTTGTAGATTCCACCGCGTCGTAGAATTTCATTGAGCGTGGAGTAGATCTTTCCAAAGCTTACAGGTCCACTAGCAGTTACCCCCGATGGGCGTACAAACCCTTTCGGGTCTAATTCAGAGAGATGGACAGCGCATCCTGCACCATAGCGCAGGGCATGGGATACAAAGCGCCATGACGCTTCGATGCCGTCGTGTCCCTCCATTTCATTTTGAACGACAAACACAGTGCAGCTCACTGGCAGTCGGGATGTTGGGTCGTCGATCCAGCTTTGGACGCGACCAGTTCGAGCTATGACTTCAGGCATACTAAATCAGACAAATCAGGTGGTTGGTAGTTTGGTCCTTTCAGCACTTTACCGTCTTCACGGTAAACTGGCTTACCGTCTTCATCAAGTTTAGAAAGGTTTGATTCATGCACACGTATCATGGCTTGGTCAAGATCCCAGTCCATGGCAGCAGCAAATTGGAAGCAGACATAGACTACATCTGCTAGTTCTTTTAGGCATTCAGTCTCATTGCGAGTGAAGCCATTAATCATTACTTGCTCTGCCTCAAGGAATTCCTTTACCTCCTCAACGATCAAAGTCTTCTGTATAGAGCGTTGGGCTCGGTTGCACGGGATGTTGAATACGTGGCGGAAGTGTTCCGCGTGTTCCATGTTGAAGCTCATTTTCTAAGTAGTGGATAGCTTTTTTTAAATCTTGTGTGTATGAATCCTTATGCCCAGCACGGCATATGTATTTAATGGCATTACCTAGGTGGAAGGAGAGTCCTTGATCTCGAATGAAATCCCAAACTTCAATCCCTCCTCGCTGGTAGTATGCGGGTTGGAATTGGGCCATTCTTTTAGTAAGTTTTTAATAGTGTTTGATAAGCAGAAATTCTGCTTCTGTAAGGCTAAGAAGACGGTAATGATATCTTCCTTCTCAGCCTGTGGGAGCAAGTCAGTCATTCGTCGT